ATCAGGGCCCGCAGGCCGCTCGCCGCATCCTGCGTGAACAGCAGCGCCTCATGGCCGTCGTAGTCGGGGTGACTAAACATCTCTTACCGTGCCGTCGGCGCGCGGCGGATGAAGGCAAGCGCCACGAGACGAGATCGGCCTTGCGAAGGAGTAGTCAAAGCGCAAGACAGAGGTATCGACCTCGAGCAACCGGTTCTTGGCAAGCAATCCGCGAAGCGATAGCGGTGGCTCCAAGCGTGTTGTAAGGACCAGGTGAAAATGCGATGGGCGTACCTAAGCAGAAACGACACTGCGCCGCGTATGGGGATCAGTCACCAAGTGATAATCATCCAGAAACAGAAAGGTTTCGTTACCGTGGTCGGCCAGGTCATTTATCAGCATCGACACGATCGTACGCGGATGGATCAGGGAGGTTTCCAGCATTGGACTGATCGGCGCTTCGCCCAGCCACATCCGGGCGCGAGGGCTTGTCAGACGGCCTGCTGCTCCAGCAATCCCATCGAACCGAAGCTTCGGTCGGTGATGAACGTCTGGTCGCCTAACCCCAACTGTAGGCGCAACGACGACCGCCGTGGCCTCCCGCCACCGACACGAATGTCGGCGGCGACCGTTTCGGCGTCGCTTCCCAGGATATCGGCGACGACGACCGTGGTGAGCGGATTTCCGAAACGCTTCCAAAGGAGCGTCGACGGTGCGCCCCTCCCCCATCAGTTTGGCGACGCCACCGGCCAGCGTTGGCCGTGAACCCAATTAAACAGGTCGAGCGTGATCCCCGGAAAGACGTGTCATGACGCCCTGGTGACCAATGGCAGCCGGCAACGAGGCGATGGTCGCCGGCGGCGGCTGATCGTTGAAACGAGGAGAGCCGGCCCCTTTCCTTGGGCCGGGCTTCTTTTTCATATAAAGCGCTATGTAGCCGTGGCCTTTTGCGATCGGTGATATTCCCAGAGCTCTATCCGAGCATCGGTTACGTCGGAAAGGAGCTTTGTTCGATCGTTGCTACTGAAATCGGGCTGCCGCCGACCCCAAACTAGCGCATCCAGGGCCCTTTCAAGCTTTCTCTCCAATTCCTGTTCCTGGTCGTCCATGCCTGATTTACCCGCATTGTTTGGTACCAAACAGCTAGCACAGCACGGTGATTAGGTCCGAAAACCCCGCGAAAACACTTAGCTTCGGGGTGGCGGGGATCGCCGGGGGAGGCGAATCGCGCTATTTCCGTCGCTGCGAAGTGAGCCTGGTTTTGAGGGGAAGCGGCCCAACGCACCTGATTGCTGCGCAAATTCTCGCCGGGCTCGCAATAAGGTACGACTCTCTGGGTCAAGGATGCCGCCCGAGACCTTCAGGTCAGTCGGGTCCCGCGAGGTTGTCGCCTGGTAATCACGCTGCGTGAGCTTGCCGTGGCCGTCGAACACCTTGATGCCGGCCACAACCTGCGGTGGGCCATTCGGGAGACCCGGCGGCGTGAACGCGGTGACGGCAAACGGGTATTTGCCTTTGATCAAAGCAGCGCTTGACATGCGTTTTAGCGGCGGCGAGAGCCGCCGCAGTGATATTTGGCTCGACCGCGTTGGACGTTGCAGCTGATCTAGTCGACTGGACACCGTGCTCGTGTCGACGAAGGCTGAATTGGAGCGGCCCCGCTCCAGGTCCGATCAGGGGTTCCTGCACGAGTTCGCAGCAGACTCCCCGCTGGAGGAAGCCGGATTCGAACTCTCCGTCCCACCTGAACGAAAAGCCGCGCTAGATCGGGTTCGCGGGCCTTCGGTGACCCGCCGGCAAGCTAGCCTCATCGGTCGACCCGAGGCGGGAACGTAATCAAGAGAACGGCGGAAACGGCGGCTAATTCTGATCCTTTTGCGCGTCGTTCCGCGGTTAAGAAGCGTTTCTGTCAAAAGGAATCTTGCGTATCTCCCAAGACGATCCCGTCCATTCCGCAGCCCCTTTTGTGTCGGCCGGCGATCTAATTCATCCCGGTGTCAGATCGCGGGCGTTGCTCCGTCCCCGTCGACTGCGTGGCGTAGAGCTTCCCGTCGCGCTCTTCGATGCGGCCCGCCCGCTTGTGCCTGGAAATGGCGGCGCCGACATGGTTGGGGCGAGCCCCCTTACATGCAGCGGCAATTTCTTGCTGCGTCTTGCCGCTTGCCCGGGCAAGGACCTGACCGCTGAGGCTCGGCGAGCTGCGCTTGTCGCCGGCCGTAGTATGCGGGCGCCCGGAAAGAGCCTTTTGTACCAGTCCAGGAACTGTGCGGTCGAATCGACTGATCGTCATGCTTGCCTTTCGGAAGCCGTTCCTCAGCTCGATTTGTCCTGCTCGGCTTGCCATTCCATCGAGCCAGGGGCCCAATTGGTTTTGCTGGGTGTCGCCTCACCTCGCTCCGTCTCGGCACGGAGCGCCTCGGCCTTTTGCCGATAGAATTCATAGATGCCCGAGCCCTTCATCTGGGGATTGAGCATTTCCAAGGCTCCGCTGCAGGCATCGACCTCGTCGTCATGGGCAAGTTCGGGGAAGCCTTCGAGGACGCGGAACAGCTCTTCGTTCCACGATCCCCGCCGGATCTTCACATTGCCGGCGCGGCACTGCGAACTGAATGGCCCGAACCTGGTTAGCTTGTCGCCACTCTCCGAGGTTGGAATTGCGGTGAAGCCGCTGAGCGCACGCACCAAGTGAAGCGCCTGGCTCTTGCCGGCCTGCCCCGGATCTTGGCCGAATCCGATGCGGACCTGTTTGCCATCCAGCATCGCGGTATTGATCAAGAGTGTATCGACGTCGCCCGGGTTGGATCGCGCGCGGACCATATCTAACAGCCAGTAGCCGCCGTTTTTGTCGCGACCGAGCTTGATCCCGACCGTCCAGTCGGGGTCGTTGAACTCGTTCTTCTCAGTGGCGGCGAGATCCCAATAACGCACGACGTCGAGGTCGGCCGGGATCTCGTCGACGACGGCACACCATTCCCGTTTGAAATACAGCCCGGCGGCAGGTCTGATCTTCCAATTGCCACCCAGCAGCCGCTCGCGCTCGAGTGTCGGTAACGACAGCAGCCATGCGAGATATTCCGGGTTGACTCGCAACAGAACGGGGTTGTCGAACACCGTCGCCGGGATGAAGGTGACGCTGATCGGTCGCGGCGGCTCGATGCCGGGTGGCAAATCCTGGCCCCGTAACAGGTCCTGCATTAACTCTTCCGGTCGGTCGGCCCACACAATTTTTTCGGCGATGCGGATGAAATAACGAACAACGCCGGCCCGCTCGGGGATCGGAAGCCCGCTCTCCGGATCGATCCACCACTCCAGGAAGTTGGCGACCCAAGAGTCCGCGTCCGGGTTGCACGTCGCGCGGATGTAAGGCCGGACACCGCAAGTCGAGCGGTTCCGGCTGACCATGTAAAAGAATTGATGCGCCGAAAAATGCGTCAGTTCGTCGAAGCAGATCAACGTAATTTGTGCACCCTGCCAGTCGTAAACCGTGGTTTCGAACTGCAAGTGCGAGAACTTGATCTTGCCGCCGCGCGGCCAACGCCACTCGCGCATCCTCAGATGCGGGGTGCCGCCGAGCCGGGGGTAGAAATTCAGGCTCTCATCCCACAGCGCTCCGGGATTGGTGATCTGGGGCATGGTGCGCCGGAAGAACACGGCGGTGAAATTGGCAATCCGGTCGACATGGCGCAGCGGTTCCAGGATCAGTCCGGCGGTCTTTCCGCCACCCGCCGCGCCGCCGTAGATGCACATGTCGGCAGGGCTCCGCAGAAACTCGGTCTGGCGCCCAGGCTGCGCGGCGATTGTCTCCGCGAATGGAAATGCCATGTGTCACCTCCCGAGCGCCCAGACCGTCTGCTTCGCGGCGTGAGGAAGCCGGTGACCAGCGCCTGAGGGAAAGCACCCATTATGTGTCGATTTGCACGGGTCGCGCTGATAATCGCTTCTGAAATTCACGGTGTGTTACCGCCGCGGTCTTCTTGGCGAGTGTTTCGCCTGTATGTCGCGCAGCGCCTGCGTCAGCTCGGGATCTCGGCTGTTGTCGGGCAGCAAGAGGACTACCGGCGGGCTCGGCTCCGCGTCGTTGCCTGGAGCCAGGCTGTCGGATACCGCGCTTTCGCGCCAATGCGCCCGTGTTTTCAACCAGAAGATCTGCGCCGCGACATTGCCGGCCTTCGCGTTGGCGAACAAATAGCCGGAAACCATGGCATTGGCCTCGGCCACCCCACGGTCGAGGTCCTCACGACACCGCTTGCGCAGCGTCTTCGGCGCGCACCCGATGATCTTGGCGATGTCGTCCTGACGGACGCCGACCCCAGCCAGATGTCGCACCTTTTCGCGTACCATCTCATTGAGGAGAAGCGCTTTTCTAGCCATCGGCGGAGCCTGACCTATCTCGGTCCTGGCTGCCGGCGCGCTCGTCAAACGATTGACCCGAGGCTTGATGGATCGCGGTGCGCCCGGTGAAGGCTTGCCAGCGCCGCACGATGACATCGACATAAGCCGCGCTGATCTCAAGACCGCAGCAGATGCGGCCGGTCATTTCGGCCGCGATCAGGCTGGTGCCCGAGCCGAGAAACGGGTCGTAGACTAATTGGCCGGGTCGGCTGTTGTTGACGATCGGACGGCGCATGCACTCGACCGGCTTTTGCGTGCCGTGCCCCCAGCTCTGCTCGCGGTGTCGATTG